TTGCCCCAAACCTTGGCATCACCGCAAACCTTGGCATCACCGCAAACCTTGGCATCACCGCAAACCTCGGCATTGCCCCAAACCTTGGCATCACCGCAAACCTCGGCATCACCGCAAACCTTGGCATTGCCCCAAACCTCGGCATTGCCCCAAACCTTGGCATCACCGCAAACCCAAGCCTTTCCTTCATGTGAAAGGTTTTCTTCTTTCTCAATCCAACCACCAAGATCACCGATTTTTACAAATCCAAATGAAACAGTTGCACGGATACGGTGTAATACTGCGGTTCTAAATAACAATTTGATTTCTTTGGTTTCTCCTGTAAATTCATATTTTTTCATGGTTTTTATTCCTCACTTTCTAAAAATGCAACAGCCTTGTCATAGTTGCGTTCTATCATTCTAAGTTCATCTTTTCCTTTTTCTTCAAGGTCACATACTGCATGATAAATTTCATCATTTCTTAGTGCCGTGACCTCATTATTTATCAGATCAGTGATGACCTGTGGTTCAAGTGCATCCAATTCCCATGATTCATCACCATATTCAGCAATGTACTTTCCACAACGGGAATCTGTAATCTTTGCCGGGTTCGGCGGTGGGTTATATGTACTAATCTGATTCATTGTCAGTGCAACACGCTTTACATAAACATCTGCACCGAACATTGAAAGCCTTTCCTGAATGTCCCTTGTCATATCAATACCGCTATGGTCACCTAAATGAATGATGAAACGGTTTTCCCGGTCACCCTGTCGAATAAACCGTTGTGCTGCACTCCACATTTCTGACTGTGATGTGTAACCCCTACATGAAAAATAAGGTGTGTCAAGTGGTCTGCAAGCCTGTCCGACAATATCAACCAAGGCATCCTTTTCAACCCATACTTCAACGTAGTTCGGTTGACCTTGCCACTTATCAAGCATATAAGAATATCTTGCTGAACCAATCACATCTGCCGGATTGTCCCAGTGACCATTGCTTCTAAGGTTGCGGGTTCTGTCTGTGATGCTGTACCAGTCGATCAGTCCGGCAAGTCTGCCGTCATTGATAAGACTGCCTATATTCTTATAGCTGCGTTCATTGTTTGGTATATAACCACGGGCAACCAACTGATAATATGCTTGTCTAAGTGTCAGTTCATATCCCTGTGCCTGATATTCTTCAACCACCTGATTCACAAGGTTTATCAGTTCAAGACTTTTGCCCCTGAAATTTATTTCCTTGTATTGAATCTTAGGCACTGACCGTCACCCCCTCAATTTCTGCAAAACGCTTTGCATTGATGAAGTAAGACCAACGGTGTTCACTGGTATGAATTGCATACCCCCAAGGAAAAACCCCCTGTTGTAAACCAAGTGCTATTGTGTTTGTGTGCTTGTGCATCAACTTAGCAACCTCATGTACTGTCAATGTTTGGATGCCATCTTCACACTTTGACGGTTTGAAGATCACCGGGTTTTCATCCTGTTCAAAATAATCAGGTGCAAGTCCAAGTGATACTGCAATATCACTCTGAACCTGTTCTGACGGAACTGTTTTGTCATTCAGGTACATACTGATTGACCCCTTACTTTTCCCGGTCATTCCAACCACCTGTGCCTGATTGATACTTAACTGCTGCATAGCCTGTTTCAACTTTTCGCTGAATTTCATAATTTATCACCTATCCTTTCTTATAGTAGATATTTTATCTACTTTTTAGGCAAAAAAAATCTTAGTTGCATCATCATCTGTTAAATTTAACAGGTCTTTCAGTGCCTTGATTTCACTTGCCTTGAACTCTGTTTCATTGTTGACCTTCTTCATAAGTCCAAAGTAAGTCAACCCGCACTTTTCAGCCACAAACTGCAATTTATAGCCGGATGCATTGATTTTTTCCCTTAATAACTCTGTGTTCGTCATCTTACTTTTCACCTTCCTTTTCATCATCAGGAAACGCATTGTTATTGTACTGTTTCCTGATAGTTATTCTTACAACACCTGATTCCAACTGTTCAAAGGATGTTTCCTTGAACTTCTGCGGTTTACCTTTTTTCAGGCTTTCCATATACGCAAGGTATTCAAGTTTGGTTGGAAATTCAAGAATCTGTTCAATCCATGCTGCAACTATTTTCTTCACTTCATCACCTTCTTTCATTGCCGGGTGCTTTCAGGCAGCGACCCGGCATCTTGTTAATTCAGTCTGTTTTATACCTCTAAACTCTGTATGTGCTTTTACTGTACCAGTGATTGACAGTATCATCAATATACTTTCCAGTTTTCCATGTATAAACATTTCCATCTGCACCTATGATCTTGTATATGTGGGTGACACCGAAATCAGTTTCCCAACTTGTTACACACTTTACAGACTAAACTTTTACTGTGATTCTGTCAGAAATTTCACCGACATATTCTGATGACTGTTCTATGTCAAGAACTGCTTTTCTCTTTGCGGTTCGTTCTAACCCCCTGTCATACGCCGGAAATAATGAAGCGTACAAGCCAAAATTCCCTTTGACATATTCAAGACTACAAGCCGTTTTCAAGTTATGAATGTAATTGCTGTTTTCTTCCTGTTCAGACACCCAATCAAGGGCATCTGACACAAGTTTTACTGTCAAATCACTGTCAATGTCAAAGTTCACTGACCGCATCTTATCAAGTAAATCCTGTAAGTATTCTTTTGTTATTGCCCGCCCATGTGCTGCATCATAAAAATCTAATGCCCTTGTTGCGGTGCTGATACCTTCATCAGATGTTCTTGTGTAACCAAAATGACGGATTGTTTCAGCCACATAAGAAAGATATTCTTTTGTATTAACATACCGCTGATAACTGCATCCGGGTTCAGGTGTTTCACCTTCAATCAAAGTATCAAATAGGCTCATATACTGCGTAACTGCTTCTGCACTCATACCATGTGTGAAATCTTTCAGGCAAGATTTTCCAACCTGTTTGAACTCACCTGTTGTCTTATTCCTGACAATGTATGTGTTTTTGCGGTATCTCTTACTGTTGCAGTGTTCACATACAGGTGTGGTTGTATAGTATCTTTCAGGTACTTCAATCCCTGCAACACCTGTTATAATATTACCCTTTTCAGTGTGTTCCAGTTCAGCAACAAATTCCCAGTCATTTATGACTGCTGTTCCTTCCGCTTCCACCAGTACAAAACGGGCGGTGTATTTGTTTCCTTTTTCGTCCTTCAACTCTCTGAACTCTTCACCAGTCTGTTCATAGTGGAAATCACAACCGTATGCCTTGCACTTATTAAAAATACGCTTCAACTTCTTTTCAAGTCTATCAAGATTACCTTCATAGATTGCATACTTCATAGCCTTACCATTTCCTTTCCCAGTTCCTTCAAAAAGTTGTCTATTGTCAGCACACCTTATTACATCAGGAGTGTCTTGCCTTTATCAGATTTCACATTAAAATCTGCAAACCTGTCAGCCAACATTGAACTTTTTGAACGGTACTGTTCAAACCGTTGATGATTTCACCTTAAAACCACCAAAAACCTGTTGACCTACACACAATAGACAATTTTTTGAAAGAACTGAAATCCTATTCCTTGGTTCTTTTCCCCGGAACTGCTGCAACAGTTCTTTTTGAAGTAGTCAGGAAGTCGGGGAACTTCCTGACCTGTGAAACAAAGTGCTGTGTCATCTCGTGCGGTTGATTCTTCCACTTAACGGTTTCTTGGTTTAGGGGTAAAGTGCTGATTGGTTCAGCCTGTTCAGTTTTCTTCAAATAGTTCTGAATACTTTGCTTTCTTGCCCTACCGTTCCTGTTTTCTTCAACTACTTTGACGGGTCTTGTTTATTCTTCACACGCTCTGTCTGCTATCCGGCAGCCTGACCACCATGTCACTTGCGTGTAGCCCTATCGCTTCACCCGTTCCTTCCTACTTGCTTTGTTTTTAGTAGATGTTTTATCTACTGACACAATAATACCATTCAGTAGATAAAATGTCAACACTTTTTTATAAAAAATTTGATAAAAGTTGATATTCAATCTATTTTATGGTATTCTTTAAGCATAACCAACCGGGAAGAAGGTGATTAAATGACAATAGGTGAAAGGATAAAAGCAAGGCGGGATGAATTAGGAATGTCACAAGAAGAACTTGCACATAAGATTGGATATAAAAGCAAAACTTCCATAAACAAAATCGAACTTGGTATTCAGGAATTACGGCAATCAAAAATAAAACAGATTGCTGATGCACTCCAAACAACTCCGGCTTATATCATGGGTTGGAAGGAAACAGAAGAAGATCAGCAGTTAAAAAAGTGTCGTGAACTATTCAAGAAATGTCACGGTTCAGATGCTTATGATGTGGTTTCCTTGTATCTCACCCTTGATGAATCCGACAAAAATGTTGTAAAGACTATGATTGAATCATTGCTTTCAGCAGAAAAATATTCTGTTAAAAAAGAATCATTGAACGCATAGGCAATATCATCATGGTTGATTTTTCAAAAAGGTAACTGTTGGTAACGGGTAACTGTTGCTTTTTTATACTGTATATTTTACTTTTTATATTCTTATTCATATAAGATATTTTATTATTAAGAAAAATACTACCAAACAGATACCAACCGTTACTATATTGAAAACACTGTATTTGCAACAGTTACTTGAACAGTTACCAACCGTTACGAACGGTTACCACAAAGAAGGGAAGGGCAGATTTATGAAAAAAGTCATTAAACTTGTCGTTTTAGCAATCGTTGTTATTTTCGTGATTATGGTTGTGAAGGATATTTCAAAGAATCCCATTCAGAAAAAAGAAACATCATCAGAAGAAATCCCGGTCATATTAGATGCAGATGCCTATTCAAGAATTTCATCTGAACAGTTGATTGAATTACTTGGTGAACCAAAGTCAACGGAAGATTGGAACAATGAAAATTCCAAAGGCACATTTCAAATGCAGCTTTATACTTATGACTTAGATGGAATGTATACAGAATTTATTCTGTATGAAGATGCTGTTGTCAAGATCAGATGCTTTGCAACTGAACCGTGGGAAATCAAGAAAGACTTTGACAATGTGTTCAAAATGTTCAACATTACGATAAAAGATAGTGCAAGGAAGGTTGTTGACACGGGTGTTACTTATAAGTTTTCACCAGTATCAGACACCGTTGCAGAATTTGAAGTTTATAATTTTGATTCAGAAAAGCACACATTTGATTCAGTCTATATCACATACAATTTGAATTATTTTGATGACCCTAATTAACTGAACAAAAAATGAACCCCAACCGTTGCAGCGGTCAGGGTTCTAATAACTCTATACCAAGGAATAGGATGATATAGGCTATGCAACCCTAATTATATCATCCATTCCTTGAAATTTCAATCAGGAAGGAATGATATACATGGGAAGAAGAAACCCAAACGGTTACGGATGCGTAACCAAACTAAAAGGTCATAGGTCACGCCCTTGGGTTGCCAAGGTGACAATCTATGATGAAGAAGGACACGCCAAACAGTCACCAATAGGTTATGCCGAATCAGAAGAAAAAGCGAACATCCTATTGGCTGAATATAACAACAACCCTTGGGATATTGACCGGGAAAAGGTGACTTTGGTTGTACTCTATCAGCGTTGGTCTGAAATCAAGTTACCAAGGTTAGGAAAATCAAATCAGCAGTCCTTGCGGGCAGCGTTCAAGCACTGTTCCAAATACTACGGTGTGAAGTACAGGTCAATGAAATCCTATCAGATGCAAGACTGCATTGACAACTGCGGGTGTGCATACTCTACACAATGGGCGATCAAGAACTTGTTCGGACACCTTGACAGGTTTGCATTTGAAATTGACCTGATAGATAAAATGTATTCACAAATAACCACCGCCCCACCAATACCTGAAACAACCCGTGAACCATTCACCCAAGAACAGATTGATGCACTATGGAAAATAAATGATGACCCTTGGGTGAATACCGTGCTGATTTATATTTACACCGGGTTCAGACTTCAAGAATTACTTGGAATGAAAACGGAACAGGTGAACATCAAGGAATGGTACTTTGAAGGTGGTATCAAGACCGCTGCCGGAAAGTGCCGTATTGTTCCGATACATGAACGAATCAGACCATTTGTGAAAGCACTGGTTGATGAAGGAAACAAGTACCTGTTCACTTATCAGGGTAAAAAGTTCAGTCAGGCAAATTACTATAAGTGTTGGGGTGAAGTCATGGAAAAGATAGGTGCAGACAAGACCCCGCATGAAGCACGGCACACCTTTGAAACACTTCTTGACAATGCCAAAGGAAACAGGAAATGTATTGATATGTTAATGGGTCATAAGTCAAAGGATGTAGGAAACCGGGTGTATAATCACAAGACTATTGAACAGTTACGGGACACCATTGCCCTATTAAAATAATATTTTTTGCACTGAACCAGTAACAAATTAGAAACAAAAAAGGCGGTAAACCCTGTATTTTCAAGGATTTACCGCCTTAGTTTCTGTATTATATCATAAATTTCATTGATATAATACCCCGCTTTTTGCCCTTATTTGCTGAAAAGTTCAGTTTTGAATATCTCCGCAAATCTCACAAAATCCCGCTATTTAGTAACAAATTAGTAACAGATTACATCAGGGCATTGACTCTTGCCTGTACTGCTGCATAATCATAACCTTCTGCGGTGATTCTGTTCTTACGATCAGCACCGTTTCCATACTCACCACGGATGACTGCCCTTGCAATTTCATCAATGGATTTCTTAGGTGTTCCGCAAAGTTCATTGACCTTGTTCTGAACTGCGGTGTAATCATAACCCGCCTGTTCAATGCGGTTCTTTCTGTCCTGACCGTTACCCCAAGCACCATTGATGACTTCCTGTGCAATTTCATCAACAGATTTCTTTGGTGTAGTGTCTACCCCTAAAATCTCATTGACCTTTGCCTGAACCTCATCATAGTTGTACCCGGCTGCTTCAAGTGCTGCTTTACGATCAGCACCATTGCCATACTTGCCGTTGACAACATCCTGTGCGACTTCATCCACTGACTTCTTAGGTGATTCAGGCTGTGCAGTATCACCATAGAAATAATCAAGGTCTACATTTCCGGCAATACCATCAACAGAACCCTTGCTTGTGTACTGATGGAACATACAAGGATAATCAGGATCACCAGTATAATCAGCCAACCAGTAAATATACCGTGAAATCAGTTCATCAGTATACATATTCTTGTGGTAGTCAATATTGGAATAAATACCCGCCTTGTACCCGTGACTGGTCACATACTCACAAAATGCCTTTGTGAAAGCAACACATTCATTCTTACCAAGGTTGACACCCTTTTCCTTTGCCTGTTTTACAGTGTCATATTCAAAATCATAAAAAATCACTGTGTCCTTGCCAAGTCCGGCTTTCTCAACCTGTGCAATACAAAATGCTGCTTCATTCCTTGCCTGATCTGTGTTGAGTGCATAACTGAAATGATATACACCTTTGACGGGAATATTATTGGCACGGCATCCGTTGACATATTCAAAGAACTTGCCATCTACTGCCTGACGATAACCTTCACGAAGGATTGCAAACTGAATCCCACTTGCTGCAACCTTGGCAAAGTTAACTGCACCTTGCCATTTTGAAATATCCATACCCTTCATCATATTATTTGCCCTCACTTTCTGTCTTTTTCTGTAAAATATCAATAGCCTTGGTGATGACTGCCGGGAGTGGTAAACCCATAAGACCCGCATTTTCCACAAGGGAAATTGTTTCATTGGCAATGAACGCAATAATTACTGCATCCCTGATGTAATTTGTGCCAATGACAAGATCAAGGCGGTAAGCAACCAGTACAAAAATCAGGGTCATGCATTTTCTGCAAAGACCTTTCCACCCCGCCTTGCTTTCAAGTGAACCTGTGTCTGTCTTGGGACTGTTCTTGAACACCCCCGCAACAATCAGTCCTGAAATATAATCAAGACCCATGAAGATCAGAAGGGTTGCAAGTCCCGCATCCCAACCACCAAAAAAAGATGCGATTGCTGAACCAATCACACCTAATACACTGCAAATAGTCTGTTTCATTTTCTCTGTCCTTTCTGAACATAAAAACAACCGCTTGTGACCTCATATAAGGGTCATATAGCGGTTGTTTTTGTTCATGTGATAATTTCCTTGTCTGTTGATTACTCTGCTAATTCAGGGCAATCAAGGTCAATCAGAACTTCCTTCACTTTGTCCTTGATTTTCTCAGGTACATCAGCAAAGGTTTTCTTGCCCTTAATGATAAGGGTTGCATAGATCACTGCCATAGATTCCACATCCTTTCTAAATAAAATTTTTATGATGAACTGAAACAACATCAGTTACCACCTTCTGCCAGTTCCGGGTGTCCTTCATCAATAAGCACCTGTTTGACTTCATCCCTGATCTTGTCAGGAACATCATTGATTGACTTCTTACCCTTAATGATAAGTGCTGCATAAATATTTGCCATATTCTCACCCCTTCCTTATGCCATCATTTCATAGATTTCACACATGGCTTCCTGTGCCTGTGTCATCTGATCTTCCAAGGATGTGTTCCTGTCATCAATCATTTTGATGTATTCATCCTTGGTGTACTGGGTCAGGTCATATTCATAACCAGTGAACCCCGGCTGTTCATCTGTCCCGGCTTCTGTAACCGGGGTGATGTTTGCAGCAACCCAAACTGAATAGTCATCAATGACTTTCTGTTCAGGCTGCTTTGTACTGCGTACTTTTCCGTACTCTTTCATGCTTTTTACCGCCTTTCTTCTTTTTCTTTGCCTTGATATGGTTTGTATAATAATCATCAGCGTATTGCTGAATAGGCACAATATATTTATCTGATAAATGGGAACTGTCACAATGTTTCAACCAACCCTTATAGGAATTGATTGAACACCATTCTGAATAGTTCATTTCCCGACCGTTTTCAACTTTCTTCCTGATGTTGGTCATCTTCCGCTTCATTTCCTGACAGGTGGATTTTCTCAACAGGGTACTGTTCAAAAATATCCTGTACCCAACAAAATCAATACCCCGGATGAATGAAGGGAATATCTGATAGTTCCCTTTTATTCTTAATTTCAAATTCTGTATGAAGTATTCATTGATTTCTACAAGTAACTGATGCAGTTCTTCTTTGGTTCTTGCAAAAATACAAATATCATCCATATAACGGTAATAGTGCTTTACCCGCTTAACTTCTTTTATCCAGTGGTCAAAACCTGATAGGAAGAAATTGCCGTCATACTGTGAAAAGTAATTCCCTATTGGAATACCGACACCTTCAATGAAGTCCTTGCCGTTTATCTTCACTATCTTGATTTCATTACCACAAGACCGATAAAATTCAATGTTTTCATCCGTTGCCGGACAAGTGCTGATTGAATCAATTACTTCATCAATCAGTTCAAGCAGTTCAGGGTCTTTGTACTTCCGTCTAAACTTCTGTTTTAGTGTTTCATGGTCAATGGAAGGGTAAAATTTCTTGCAGTCTATTTTCAAGCAATAAGTCATTTCTTCCGGCACGGTATCAACCGCCAACCGTAACTTCTTATATGCTGCATGAATCCCCTTGTTCGGTATTGCACTGTATGTATCATCAGTGAAATACGCTAATAATTGCGGTTCAATCACCTGTAAAACCGCCCATTGTGCAATTCTGTCAGGGAAGAATGGAAGTTTGTATATTTCCCGTTCCTTCTTGCCGTCCTTTTTCGTAAAAGTGGCATATTCCGAAGTTTTGTATAAATGGTTTTGAAGCATCCATTGCAGACCCGCCAAATAGTAGTATGGTCTTTTCTCAATCTGCTGAACTTCCTTGTACCATCCTTTGCCTTTCTTTGCGTGTTGAAACGCAAGATACAGGTTATCCATTGAACAGATTTTTTCATAAAGATTGCCATACCTTTTCACGCTTGTCTGTTCCCTTCTGTATGCACTGAACCGAACTTTCAACCCGTCAGGTGACGGTCTACTAATACAGCCCATGTATTTTGATGTTTTGCCAAGTGGCACGGTAATCAGTTTTCAGTACATTGATTTATAAGAACACCCCGCCATTTCTGACGGGGTGTTTCAAGTGATATTTGTGCATTTACTAACTGACTGCTGATATTCCGATTACGATTAGAAGAAGCATTATTCAGATTCCAATAGAAAGCACTGGTATTCAAGCCATTATTCCAATTAGCACCTAATTTAGTGACATTGGTTTTTTGTCTTTTTATTGTCTTTCTGCTTGAAAATCGTCATCTTTAGCATCCTGATTACCTAAAATTGTGTGAATTACTGGTTGCCTGTTATGCTGCTACCTTTTTTCGATACACCAACCGACCGCCGAGATCCCGATAACGATAAGAAGAAGCACTATGCAGATACCAACAGAAAGCACCGGCAGCCAAGCCAATACTCCAATAAGCACCCAATCTAGCGACACGCCAACCAGTACCGTTCTGATTCCAACAGTAATCGCCAACAGGAAGTGCAGTGTTTCCGTTGAACTCACCCGGTAAGAACAACCAATCAAAATCTTCTGAATAACAGAAAGCGGAAATATAACCGTTTCCATACTTTGCACACATTCCTGTATCTTCATAAGGCAACAACTTACTGTCATCAGTAAAACCATGATCTGCAACATAGGTGTCACATTCACCTGTGGTTGCGTTTGCATAGTGATTGATTCCATCAATCCACCACCAAATGTTGCCCCAAAAGTTTTCCTCACCACGATATGACACAATCTGAATACCATTGGCATTTACAACTGAACCTGATGCGTTACCAAGTGTGATTGTTGCACCTGTGTTTTCAGTCATGGAAGTTTTACCGTCATCAGTTTTACTTACTGCACCGTTTCCAATGACAGACTGCATATTGAAGGTTGCATATTCAATCAGCATAAGCATCTGTGAAGCGGATGCCGTCTGAACAACACCCTGTTCCCAACCAGTACCACGTTTTTCAGCAAGTTTTCTGATATTGGCACGGGTTGCGTTCTGTGTAAGTCCTGAAAGCGGTTTTGCATTGGCAATACTGCATAACATATCAGTAGCAAAGTCAGCAACCTGTGAATCATCAAGAATGTACGCTGATGCAGATGCATCCCAAAGTGAACCTTCAAAGGCTGCAAGATATGCAACATCATTTTCCTGACCATTTACAATGAACGCCGGATGAAGTTTGAATCCCGCCTTTGGTGTATCTGATACATAGTATCTGATTTTTCTTGTGATTGCCCCCTTGGTTCTCTTTTCAGTTTTAAGCGGTACAACCTTGTAATAAAACTTTGGCTGTTCAACCATTACCTGAACGATTGTCCCGGCACTAAATTTCAGGTTTTCATCAGGTGATTCAGTACCTACCGGGTTACGGTCAACCGCCTGTGTCAGTTTTCCAGTAGTGGAAAATCCGGCTTCACCGTAATATGCAGCAACACGCCCGTCATTGGTAAGGTTACAACGCTTTCTGCCACCAAAGGCATTGATCCCGTCAAACCCTGAACCCGCTGAACGGTTTACTGCCCCGGCAAGTCTTGTGAACTTTTTATTTTCAAAATCCACTTCAACACCATAAATATCACCGTCTGAATATCCAACAAAGGCTTTCAGATCAGCAATTTCTTTTTCAAGTGCCTGAATGTCACCAACTGTTGCATACGCACCCGGACTGACTGCAAGTGATACGCTGTCAGCGTTTCCTACCGTTGTATATAACTGTAAGTATGCAGCCGATACCGTAACACCGTTATATGGGGGCATATAACAGTTATTTGACTTTTCAATGCACACCGCATACAAGATTTCACCCTTGTCAGGGTCAACCGCATATAAACCAAGGGTACGCATATAATACCCTTCTTTCAGGTCTACATTGGAAAGTGCTGCTTCAATTTTGATTGCAACTTCATTTGTGCGGGTAACCTTGGAAACAAGGGTTGTCTGCTTGATGTTGCTAAGTGCGGTCAATGCCTGTAACTGACTTTCAGAATACTGTGTTGCAGAAGAACAGATTTTTGTAAAATCAATGCTCCCTGACCCGGCAATCATCTTTGCCATAAGTGCCTGACCATTGTTTGTGATGTAAAGTTTTGAATACTCTGCCATCTTATCATTCCTTTCTATTCTGTTTTTATCTCAATGAAATCAACCTGAACAGTGCCGGATGCTGCCTTTGCAACTGCATCTGCCCGGTATGTTTCTTTGAAATCCGTTGAAATGGTTATCATAGTGGTATCTGTTGCCTTACCGCCAAAGTTGACAGCACCCTGAACATTCAGTGTTTCTTTGCTGTCATTTGTGATGTTCAGCGTTTCAGTCTGAACAATACCGCCACCGAATACTGATGAACCATTCACATCAAATACTTCCCGGAAATCGTTTGTGATGATAAATTCATTGATGAAACAAATGCCACCACCAAAAAGAACAGCACCCTTGATACTACAAGGAATACTGTTCTTTGATTCAACCACAAGATTTTCAGGAATCATTGTGTGTATGATATTTTCAAGTTCTTCCACCTGACCGTACAATTCAAGGTCAGTGTCAATATACAGTGTGTACCCAGTCTTGAAATCACCTTTGACTTCAAAGTCTGTGTTGCCACATAAGACAAGCAATTTTTGAAGTAAGACCTTCCAAGTGTACGGGATTGTGTTGAACCACTTGCTTTGAACCCTTGAACGCCTTGATTCAAGGGTATCATCAGCAGTTGGATATATTTTCAGCATCTTTTCAAATCTGCTGATTCCATATTCATCAGCAGTTGAAATGAAGCGGTTACGCAAGCACCTGTCAGTTGCAGTCCAAACAATACTAAATTCAGGGTTTTCCGCTTCCAGTGCTGCAACAGGTTCTTTGTAAGTCTGCATGAATGGCGGTAAGTATGAAACAAGGTCAACTTCTCTTATCATGCAGAAACACCCCCTAACTTTGGTATTGCAAATTCTGTCAAGGTCATATTGCTTGCTGTTCCGTTCAGTTTTGTGCCGGATACATCAATTACACCGTCAACACCCAAGATGCGGTTTTCAATCTGTGATACCCTGACAATGGTTTGTGTGCTTTCTGACCAGTTTTTCCTTAATTCCAAAAAGTAAGCGTTGACCGCTTCTTCAATGGCTGCTTTGGTGTTTGACCAGTTATGACCTTCTTCAAAGGTTACTGTGGTCTTGATCTCAATAGTGACAGGTGATGCACTTGCCACACTCACCACATGACCGATTGGTGCAAGTCCATAACCTTCCCCAGCATTTTCTTCCGGGTCAAGTGTCTGCTGAACGCTCTGAACAAGTGTTGAACTTGCTTCACCATAATCATCTGAATCAGTAATGACAATGTGAACTGTACCGCCAACCGTCAGTTTTTTCAGTAATGCAGCATTGTAAACAACTGATAACCAGTCTTTTACTTCCTGATTCAATCCGGCTGTCTGAATAAATGTCTTGAACCAAGACTGAACCGCTGCACTTGGTATCATTTCAGCGGGTTTTATGTCACCATTCCAAACACGTTTGACCTTACATGACCCAACACCTTCAATACTTTTGACCTTTGCCATATAATCAGCACGGTTGCCACCAAAGGACTGTTCATTGAAGCTGTCAAAGTAACGCTGTCTGAAAACTTCTGTATCTTCTTCATCCTCACCGGGAATAAGTACGCTTGTCAGGCTTGCCGTCTGCAATCCGTCAATATATTCCATTGGTATCATATCCCCAAGGTACTGATTGCCAACAACACCTTCTGTTTCACACTGGACTTTGTATGTTCCCGGTGTGATCTGTTCCATTACAACATAGTTGATTTCACCAATGTTGAAACGCTTTCCAGTAACATCAATGTTTGTTGGTGTGAACTCACCCTGTAAGACTGCCTTGGTTGCGGGTTCAGGTGAAAGTCCCCTGTCCTTTGCAAGTAAAATCAGAAATTCCCTTGCAGCAGTGTCACCGTATGAATTTTTTATCAGATATTCCAACTCAATATATAAAATCTGAAATTCAATGGCGGTTGCACTATGCAGATCATAGACTGGTGAAGAAGGTCTTTTATCCAGTTTATCAGATACCCGGTTCAGCATCCGTTCAAGGATGATTTCATAAGTCTGATCTTCATACATTCTAAATATTCACCCCCTTGTCTGCTTTTATGTCACCGTAAATTGTCTTTACAGTAAAATAGGCGTGAACCACTCCCTTGACCGTCAGGTCAAATTCAAAGTCGGTCACACCCGTGATTCTTTCATCAACGGCTAACGCTTCACTGATTCTGCGTTCTAATTCAGGACACACCCAAGTAACAGGTTCACCATACAGGTCAAGGGTTTCAATGCCGTAATACCAAGGGTATATGATGTACTGATACCGTTCTGTTTGCAGTGTTCTGAATATCATCTGTTTCATTGCTTCCTGTTCGTCCACAAGTCCACGGACTGAATCACCGTCTAAATCCATCTTATAAGTTAGGCTTGGCTGTGTTTCAATTTCAAAATCTTGGTCAAGAAAACCAACGGTTGAAGGAATCATTTGCCTATCCTATCCACAACAATGAAGCGTTGACCTTCTTGTTGTCTTATCAGGATGACTTCATCACCAACACCCAAGCCATTGTGAATGATGATTTTCTTCTTTCCTGTAATTTTGTGAGTATGTGCAAGGTTCTTTGACCCTGTGTTCAAGTCAATGTTGCCACCGCTTCCATTGTCACCTTTTACAGTGTGGTTGTGGGTGGAAAGACTGCTTTCAGAAGTCCAGTCAACTGTTACCATTGTGCTGAACTCTGTCACATTCCTTGTAAGAATCAACTGTTTTTCACCCAGTATCATCTTCTGTTCAACATTGATTTTCAGCGGTGAAGCACTCACCACTTCACCAAAATACACATTCACGGGTTTCCCCGCTTCAACCGCTTCCACGGCTGCCCTTTTCAGGGTTTCAACAAGTTCATTTGCATCAGGCAACAAACTCACCCCCTCTAAGTGTCAAATCCATCCAATGCTCACCTTCCTTGTAGGTATGCTTGCACTTTTCAACAAGCATCCAGTTTTTCAGTTTTATATCACCAAGGTCAAGGTTGATGACTACCATTGAACCCGCCCGCACTCTGTTGTCACCTAAAGCATTGGTGATTTTCAAGTTACGGGTCTTTTTGTTATACAGTTTCAAAAGGGCATCTGCCTTTGCCTGACCATTTTCACCTTTCTGCAAGGTGTCAAAGTATTGCAAGATACCCCATTTGTTAATGTTGGAAGAATCCTGTGTGATGTAAACATCACGCTTTCCTGTGTCCTTATTGTCATAGGTCAGTTTGATTTTGTTGTATGTGTTTTCATCAATAGATGAAGTATAGTCAAAGTTCTGCCCGGTTTCTTCATCAATCATCAGGTACGCCCCCGGAACACCCACATACATAGATGACAGGCTTTTCAGGGTCAGTTTTCCAAAGTCATCATACAAAACATACATTTCCCCGGTATTGGTCAGTGTAAGGTCAAGGGCATTTGCAATCATTTCAAACAGTGAAGTATTTTCTTCAACCCTTGATTCAATGACATACCCGGTATCATCCAGTGTGCCAAGGTTCAGGGCATAATCATCTGCAATCATTTTCACAAATTGGTTTGCCGTTTTTCCTTCATAGACCTTGGTATCTTTATTTTTTAAGTACCTCAACTGATCGTAGGCGGTGACAGTAATGATTTTGTCCTTAGTTCTCTGCTGCTTGAACACAAAACCAAAGAATACATTGTCACCGTCCACCTTCATCCTGACTGGACTACCTTCTGAAAAATCAAGAATGTCATCCTTCAGGACTTTGAAAACCAGTTTTCCGGGGGTGTTTTTTCGCTCTGTTGACCATTCAATACCTTCCTGAACAGCGGGTTGATATACCTTTGTTCCTGATTCATTACCAATCAAAAGTTCAACATACATTGAACACCACCCCTTTCTTATGCTGCCGGGATCGTAAGCACCTGCCCCGGATATATCAGATTCGGATTTCCACCAATGACACCCTTGTTTGCATTGTAAATAACGGTGTATTTTGCACCGCTGCCGTAAAATCTCTTTGCGATATTCCACAAGCAATCACCACGCACAACCGTATAGGTCTGTGCTGCTGCCGGGGCGGGTGAATTGTTCGTTTCCCGCTTGGGTTCTACACTTGCCTTTGGCTTAGATGCAGCAATCTTGATATTGACTGTTTTTGTCCCATAGTCCCGGTATTGTTTCAGATTGAACTTGACCTTGAAATCAAACCCATTCTTGGCTTCCTCTGTGATTTTATAATCTTCCAAGGAAACTTTCATGTTGGTGTTCAGCAATTTCTTCCCCACGGGTGTCTGTCTGCACACAATGAACTGGAATGGTTTCTTGCCCGTTTTCAACCCTTCAAAAATATCCATAAAATAACCCGCATCTTTGAAACCATTCTTATATACTGCATAAGGATGTTTCACTTGCGGGATTTCTGCTTCAAACTCAATGTCGGTCAACCCCGGTTTTTTCAGGATGTTGATTTCACCTTCATTTATCAGGGTGACCGTTTTGTTATTACCATTGATTTTTATGCTTATCTTTTCAGGGGTGACAGGAAACAGGCATTTGTCAAAATACATATCATATCCGCTTTTTGCCATTTATTCATGCACCCCTTCCGTCATATTGTCTACCGCTTCATTCACGCTGTCTGTCAGTTTGGTCATAAAACCGTCAATGTCATCACCGCTGTTCACGGTGTTCTGCATACCTGACATATCAACATTGATTTCTGCGGTTGTAAATCTGTTAATGGCTTCTTGTTCTGCAATGTCACGCAAGTATTTCAAATCTTCTTCTGTAACATCCAAAGAATCCTTGATTTTACCTGTGTTATCGTCAATACTTCCAACACCGTCACCAATGCCGGAATTTGCTATTGCATCATTGAAACCTGATGTGTAGTCACCAACATTAGGAATATCAGTCTGACCGAATACATCCGATAAACTGAAATTTGAAACCTTGTCAGCAACACCGTCACCCCAAGCTGCACCCGCATTGAAAGCATCTGATGCCCAACCGTCCTGAAACGCATCAAAGGTTGTGAAACCTTCATTGAACGCATCTGAAATACTGGTGTAGTCCTCTTTGTTTCCGGCTGCTTCACTTGCCTTGGCTGCATAGTCATCTGCTGCTGAACTGATGCCTGAATAATCAAAACTTACAAACGGCAACTTGTTCAAGGCTGCTGCTATATTTTCAATTACTGAACAGGCGGTTGATAACAGATTGTAAAACCATGACTGTACGTTGCAGATAGCATTGTGAAATGCCGTCATCATATTGGATGCAAGTGCTGCAATGGCGTTTCCAATACCCAAGGCAATGTTTGCCACGGTCAGACCCAAGTTCTTAAAGAACTGAATCACCACGTTCACACCACCAGTAATCACACCGAACCCTGAATTTGCAATACCTGTCATTTTTGCAATCGCATTACATACGGCAAAAATTATTGCAATAAGTGCGATCAGCAACATAATAATCCAAACAACAGGACACGCATACAATGCACCGTTATAACCCATCTGTGCAGCAGTTGCAGCCATTGTCTGACCAGTAAGTGCAGCCATAACACCGATTTTTGCAGACATTGCAACTGAATGAATTGCTGTTGCAGCAGCGGATGCAATTTCTATTCCCTTCACAATGCCAAGGTATGCTGCATATACCGCTAACGCACCAATGACACCATAAATGATAGGACTAATCACTGACCAATTATCAGCAATGAAACCGCCTACTGTTCCAACAAGTTCAAAGATGTTTAATACAATATTTGCAAGGGTTGCCATTGCTTCAACGGCATTTTGCACGAACGTCTGAAATGCTTCACTATTTGCTAAATCGTTCAGCCTTTGAAGAACAGGTTGAAAAGCAATCAGTGCGGTATTCTGCATGGACTGCCACATCTGCCCCCAAGTCATAGGCATTTCATTGAATTTGCTGTTAATGTCATCAGCAGCAGAAAAGATTGCTGCCTTGACTACATCAGCGGAAAGTTCCCCATCCGCTGCCATTTCCCTGATCTTACCGATTGGAACATCAAGATAGTCCGCAATGTTCTGAATCAGGTTAGGTGCTTGTTCAAAGATACTGTTCAATTCATCACCACGAAGGACACCTGAACCAAGTGCCTGTGATAACTGCAATTCTGCATTTGCTGCTTCTTGGGTGCTTGCACCGGCAATCGTCATCTGTTTTTGAATCAGATCAGCAAAAGCAACAACTTCTTCTGAACTGCTGAACGCATCCTTTGCATTGTTACCAAAACGGGCAACAACATCAGCCATCTGACTGAATGAACCCCTTGCATCTTGTGCTGCTGCATATACCATGTTGACAAGTTCAGCGGTTGTCTGAATCCCGTCATTCATCATATCCAAACGGGAAGTTGTCTGTGTAAGTTCATCAGAAATATCCAACGCCTTACCGACTGACTGAATACTGACATAGGCTGCAACTGCCCTTTTGATTGTGTTGGTCAGTTCATTTGCCTGTTGTGTACCGCTTGCAATTTCCTGATTGAAACGCCCCTGTTCATCCACATTGTCACGGATATACCTTTCAGTGTTTCCAACCGTCTGTGATAACTGCAAATATGCAGTATTTGCAGCGGAAACATCCATGTTCTGCATTGCATCATTCAGTTCATTTTGTGCCTGAATCGCATTGTTCAACTGACCACGCAACTGTTCCAGTTCGGCATTTGCCTGATCTGTTCCCATATTAACCGGGTTGTTTTCAATCTGCTGAATCCTTTGCTGAATAGCAGACAACCGCTGCTGCATGGTGGTCATATCCTGAACCGCTTCATCCGGCAATATATCCATCCCCTGTGCAGTCTGTGCAATATGTGCCTGTGTGGTGTTCAGTGTGTTCAACATATCGTTTGCCCTCTGAACTTCTTGCTGAAATCGTTCAACGCCTGTACCCGTGAATACATCCAAGTTGTCAGTCTGCCATGTCACCGGGACTTCAACCGGGTCAATGTCAGGCGGTGCGTTTGGTTGCACTTCCAAAGGTACGGGGTCAGGGTTTTTAATCAGGGGGTCAGGCAATACAGGGTCAATCTGTACTGGAATGGGTTCTTGATTCCCCCCATCCACAACAGGCGGTGCAATATCAGGTGCGGTTTGTTCAACCTGTGGTGCAGTAGGCTGAATATTTCTGTCTTGCTGCATTGCATCATTCAGTTCATTCAATGCTGCGGTTGCCTGATTGATTTCATCCCTTGCACCTTGCAGACTGCTTGTGTCAATGTCTGCGTTCATACTCTGCTGCATATCAGCCATTGCAGATACCGCAAGGTTCACGGAACTGATAATGTTATTCAGTACCCCGCTGAATTGGTCATTAAGTTCAATACCTGTCTGAATAGATGACACCTGTTTCACCGTCCTTTCTTAGTGTTTTTTCTTTGCCCTTGCTTCTGCCTTTTTCTTTTCCTTCTTGTCATGCTCTGCTTTCAGTTTGATTGAAGCAATTACAAAGGCTTTTTCCTGTTCGTCCATTTCCAAGAATACAGAAGGAAGAATATGCAATTTAAGAAGGGCATAGTAAGCATAATTTGCTTCACCATCCCCTTCTTCTATTAGTTTTTTGCTTCTTCTACCTTTTCATCAAGGGTCTTGGTGAATCCCTGAAACTTCTGCATCCATAACTGGAAGTCCTGCATTTCTCCGGCATCATCCACCATTGCATACACCAAATCATTAGGTGTCATAACGCCGTAACTGTCCTGTAACTCTTTATCATAAAGGTCAGGAAAAACAGTTGCCTTTACAATCATATCCATAAGATACTTTGAAGTGTTCAGTTTAGGTCTGAACAGGTTAGGTTTACCAGTAACCTGTACCTCAATGGTGTTTGCATCACGCAACGCTTCATTTTCCTTTGAAGAAATGTGTCTGAACTCCCATCTTACAGGTTTTCCGTCTGAACCAAGAAGTGAAGCAGTAGGTGCAAACTCTTCATTTTCCTTTACCTTTTTATTCGCTTTCATAAATGCACTAAATTTTGACATTTTGTTGTTCTCCCTTCTGTTTATCAATGAATAGAAAAAACCCCTTATATGACCTTATATAAAAGCCACACAAGGGGTTCTGTTACTTAGTTAGTAAGAAAACCCGTAAGGTTTGCAAAAGATTCAGGCATTGAGAAGTCCTCAAATGTTCCTTCAATTTCTTCATCAAGGTATTCCCCATCTGCATCAAACTTTGCCAAGATACCACCATCTGTATTGCAGTCATAGAAAATGATGGTCTGTCTACCCGCTTCACTGGTAGGGTCATCATTAGTGATCTGCATTTCAAAATAGGTATCTTCACCAGTGTTCTTATAATCAAGTAACGCCTGACGAAGAACTGACTGGTTATAGTGTGCAGTGCCGGAAAAAGTACCTTCCATACCGCATGACTTGTGACCCGCCATGATTGCACCAAGGCGGGGAACAGTAGTCTTGGTTTTCTCAACCTTTGCTTCCATATCAATCATCTGCATAAAGTTGTATCTTCTGCTTCCGATTGTGATAAAACATTCAGCAAGTTTCGCTGCAATAGTGTCCCTTGCTTTCATTGTTACATTTGACATTTATTTCACCCCTTCCTTACGCAACCGTAACCGTTTCATAAAGTTTACCCATAGCGTTCACAACGGTGATTGCGGATGTAATCACAACCGCTTTCTTGGAATCGCCCTGTGCAACCGTAACATCAGAATCAGTGAACCCTTCAATAGAACCAAGTTCCTGTAACTGCTGTCTGATCTTAACGAGGTCAGACCAAAGGGAAGTTCTGCCTGATGCATTGTTTGGAACAACACCAAGATACTTAGTGTTGAAAAGAACTGCATCATCATTACCTAACTGGTCAATGACACGGATTGTCTGATTGTCCTTGAATACATCCCCGCAAGTGTCCGAAGTGGTCACCATTGAGTTAATATCTTCAAGGACACGAACAACACCGTTCACCTTATGAAAAGTAAATTCACCCGCCTTGATTGCTGCTTTCAACTCATTCTGTGTGTAGTTGGTGTCAACGGTGAAATTACCGTCATATTTCTTGTTCTGACAAGACTTGTTGACTGCACAACCACTTTCTGCACCAGTTACCCAGTACACAAGTGCTGCTTCTGACCATCCGGCATCTGTTACCTTGTTCTTCACACTGATAACGCCCATATAATCAGCAGCAAGGTTGTAAACAACCAACTGGAACTTGATACCAAGTTCATCACGCAAACGCTTGTTGAAAGCCACATATAACTTCTTGGTAACATCATCAGTAACCACAACGCCCATGGTGTTGTAGGTATATGATTCGATTTTATCTAAGTAAGCCTGATGTGCTGTGCCGTCAACCGTGCCGTTTGTACCACCAGTTAAAGGTGTTCCGGCTGTAATAGCAAGATCAGCAGCCTTGAATGTTACATAATCGTTTGCCACAAGATCAGCAGCCTTGGCAACTGTCTGTGTGTCAACCTTAACCGTACCGAAGTAGGTTGTAACATCATACTTGCTTGCATCATCTGCATTTTTCTGAATCACGATCTTCAAATCGTTACCACGAACACCACAATACTTTGCAGTTGCGTATGTGTTCGCTGCCTTATCACCACCGCCATTCAGACGGTATGCATATAAGGTCTTTGCACCCATGAACAGATCATTAAGACCAAGCATCTTAGGACTGTCAAAGGCATAACCAAAAAGTTTCAGGCTGTTCTTCTGAAAATCTTCATTGGTCACTTCAAAAACTTCCCCTTCAATACCCCAGTCAAGTTCAAGGGGCATTGTTGCAATACCTCTGTCAGACAATGCAGCGGATGCGGATGCAGCCGATACAAAGTTGATATAAGCACCGGGAAGTTCTTTGTTCTGTGATGTAAATGTACCACCACCTAAAGCCATACTATTTCACCTGTCCTTTCATGTATTTTTCAACTAAATTGTCAACAGTTTTCATGGTGTAACTTTTATCTTCATCAAGAAGGGCATCCACCAAGTCCCTTCTGTTTGCAAAACGGGCAGATGCAAGAATCTGTTCCTTGCTGAACACTGGTTCAGTCTGTTCAGACCTTGCAGCAGTTCCCGTTGTTGCTGTCTTTCTTGCAGCCATCTTCAACCACCTTCCTTTACGCCTGTGCTTGCCGTCATGGTTTCCATAGGGGTGTTGTCCTCTGTCTTGACCGTAAAGAAGTCATAATTGACAAAGAAATTCAAAACACCGTTAACCACCTGATGATTCATTCCTGAACCCCGGATTGGTTTTATATCACCGTCTGTTGTGATGTACTCCAAACAGTCATACATTCTTTCAGCCACACCGTTACATTCCCGCTGCACTTCATCAGACTTTGGGAAGTATTGGATGCAGAACTGATTGGTTCTTTCATACCGTTTACCCATAAACAGGTTGTTGGTAGGATTCAGGCAAGCAATAAAAAAACAAGGCTCTTTCAAACCTTGCTTGATTTCTTCCATGTGAATTTCATAGTCATCCCCAAATTCTCCATTCAGGGAAACGCTGATTGCTTCAATTATTGAATTTATCATTTTCCAAGTCCCCCTAAATATTTCTTGATTTTGTTTTCAAGTACCTTTGGGGCAATTCTCTGTAATTCCTGTTCAGATATGGTCATCATAAACTGACCCTTGACCCAACCTGAATGATTGGCTGTCCTGTGTCCGTATTCAACATAAGATGCGTATTCAACCGGGTTCACAATCTCAATGACATATGTGTCACCAAAATGATTCACCGTAAGGCTGTCAGCATATCCCTTTGCTGAACCGTTTTTCTGACCAGTCCAACCACGCCTTAATGTACCGCCTTTTTTGCCTGAACTTGCCGGGTACTGTCCGACTGGTGTACGCTTGACAACCAACCGAAGCAACCGGGCAGCAAGTTCCTTTGCACACGATTCCACAAAGTCATCAGGATTCTGTAATTTTTCCAACTGCTGCTGAAAGTCTTTCAGACCTTTGCAGTCAAATTTTCCCATTTTCCCCATTTACGCATATTCCTTGAACAGTTCAAGCATAATTTCCTGATGCGTTGGGTATATAGCTGATTCACCGCTGCGGGTGTAATCTGTGGTCACATTGTCCTGTGTCACTGTCAGTTTTGACCCGGCTTTTATGGAAATGTCAGGTGAAACAAATATCTTTGCCCCCTGAACAATCGTTGCTGCTGATTCAGACTGTACCGCCGTCTGCATCTTCTCAAAAGATAGTCTGCAAGGTTCATCTTGCAAAACCACCACATCAACTGACTTTGTTAATTTTGTCTTTTCATCTTTTACCGTTTGATGCACTGTCACCGTCAAAGTACCAAAATAGGTTGCTTCAATGGCTTTCCTTGCAGCCTTTTGTGCTGCTTTCATCTGCTTCACCATCTGATACGCCTAAATGAATTAAATTCACCCTTTCCGTAAGATAAAAGGTAATTGATGAAAGAAGTCAGTCTTTGTTCAGGGGTCATTGAACCTTCACCAGTTGCAAATACTGTGTTGGTGTCCCCTGTCTGAATCTGCTTGACAGCATAATCTAAATCAAACCCGGTAAGGTCATCAGGTGCAAAGGTTTTCTTGGAAAGAAGAAATTCACCCACTGCCATATCAACAGCAATGTGTTCCAGTCCTTCCGGCACATCAGACCAGTTGATTTCATTCTTGATTGTGCTGCGTACTTTCTCAACACAAAAGGTCAAGGCAAATTCTTCATCTGCCTTGACCTTATAACCAAGTGATTTCAACCGTTCTTTTACTGTATCAGTATCAAACATTGCAACCACCCTTTCCGATCAGAAATTAACCACGAGAAATAATACGGGCAATCGGAACTGCCTTGTGTTCAATGGTCTTGGTATCAGATGCAACCAGTGACCAGTTCTTGCCGTTCCCTAACTCTGTGTTAGTTGGTGAATTGGTTTTCTGATCTGCCTTGAGATAAGAAACACCTGAAACAGAAACAGCGTGACGTTTACGGGAAATAAGTGTGTCCTCACCGCCCCTTGTCTTAGCATCACGCACCATTTCATAAGGCACTTTTGCACCTACATCTTCAAATCCAATAGCACCTTCACCAAGGATATAAGTTGTGTACTCTGTATAAGCATCCTGTGCCTTGATACCTTTTCCTGTGTCCTCTGCAACAGCTTCAACAACCTTAGTAGGTAAAGAATCATCAATGATGACCAATCTGCCATTCCAAGTACCCATTTCAAGATCACGTTCAATTCCCTGTGCATCTGTGTACTTTAAGTATGCAAGCAGTTTCAGATTTTCAAGATTAGTAGCAACCGCACTGTGACAGTAAACTAACTTGAACTTCTGCTTGTTGTCACCGCAAGCCTTCTGAATGGCACTGTTCAGGGTTGTTGCATCCATCTTCATAGTGTCATCAGTGTGTTCAGCACCCGCCTGTGCAATATCATAAGTATGTGCTTCAACAAACGCTGCATTGGACTTCTTGATGTCACCCGTTCCAGTGTCTTTCATTCCAAACACACCCTTCAAGATTGCAAGGATAACATCCTGATCTACACTGTTCCAGTAGTTATTGATCTGACTTCTTACGTTTGCCATGAAGTCAGTACCACCTGTTACATCATAACTGAAATCCGCTTCTGTCCAACCGTTCATTCTACCGTAAGTGAAAACACCCTGTTCAAAGGTGTCAGTCTTACCCGGTGTAACATTGTCAACACCGTCATAGTTCTGTGGTGTGCCGGAAAGCAGACCAAAGAACGGTAACACTGCATAAACAGTGCCAGTCTGTGAGTTGTTCACAAACGTGTCACGAAGTCGTGCATCACCAACGATTGCACGGGATTCACGTAACTTGTTCAGTTTCACGTTCGGAATTGCACTCATGTACTTACCAAACGCCTTTTCGTTAAAACTTTTAGCATCAAATTTTGCCATGTTTCAATTACCTTCCTTTCATCAAATTAAATCTGTGCATCCGGGTTTGCTTCCATGTAAGCGGTAAGTTCGTCATAACTCATTTTTGAGAAATCGACCTTTTCACCCTCACCCGGTTTCTGTTCCCCTGATGCTCCCGGCTGAAAACCTTTGAAATTCTGCTGCTGTTTGGTCTGCTTCTGTGCTTCAAACAGGAACTTGGTGTCATCACCGCTTGTCAGCTTCTCAATCTGTTCAGCCAGTCCCTTGACGTTTCCGTCCTTGTCAAGTTTGGCATCATCCAGTTCAAGTAAAGCCTTGACCGCCTTGATGTTCTTTGCCTTTGCACCTGTCAGTGCCTTTTCAACCGCAAAATCAATTTTCAACTGGTTCAGTTCGGATTCATGGTTTGCCTTGGCTGTGGCGTTCTCTGTCTGCAAGTCCTCAATCTGCTTTTTCAGGTCTGCATTGTCCCCGGCTGATGCTTTCAGGGTTTCTAACTGCTTGTCACGGTCACCGACCTGTGTTTTCAGTCCGTCAACCTCTGTCTGCAAGTTCTTAATCTCTGTTGCACCAGTACCCTTTGCGTTTTCAATGTCATCACCATTGATTTTCATTACTGAATCAGCCTGTTCCTTGGTAAGTCCTAAATCCTCTAACTGTTTTCTTGTCATTTCTATACCATCCTTTCAAATACGTTTTTATACGGGGTTACTCCCACATGATTGATTGGTTTTGTTCGGTTTACGCTTGACAACCCGCAAGAAAAAAGACACCCGCTGCCGGATGCCTTTTCTATGTGCTACTTGACCCAGTAGCCGGGAGATAATCAGGATCACCATGCCTTTCTCATTGTGTATGTTTTCATGTGCCTTTTATCCCCCTTTCTGACCTCATATAACTGCCATATAGCAATTATTACAGGTCTATTGATAACTTGTTAAGGTATGAAAAAAGCACGGCTATTTGACCGTGCTTTTTAGTCCCAATGTTCCCCGTCTTTGGGGTATAATTCCAAAATAGCATAAAAGTTTGGAATATCTGCAATCTGCTTTCCATCTTTTAACGCTGTCAACACTCTAATCTTTTCATCCAGTAGTTCATCACTGTCTAAATCAAAAAATTGTATCATTGTAGGTGGGAAATCGACTTCTGAAAACAACTGTCTGACTTTTATGCTTTTTTCAATCAATTCATTTTTCATCATCCATCACCCACTTTCTTCAAAAGTTCAACAATAGTCGCATCCAATTCTGCAACCAAATCCGGCTTATCTGCTTTCAGTAGTTCAATCAAATCAGGTCTTGTTATGCTCAATGCTGCGTAATTTGCTATTGTTTCATGCACCCGGCTTTCTTGGCTTCTGTAATAAGATGACCCATGACCATACATGACTGTTCCTTTATCTCTGAATACACCACCTGACAGTGCATCATAAATATCTTCAAGATTTCCTATTCCACCGCCCATGATGTTTCTTGCCATATAATCACGTTCATCATTCATGGCTGATACCAGTTTATTGTACTGTTTCTTATAATCAGCAAGTGAACCTTGGAAGGTTTTATCCATCACTGAATTATTCAGTTCAGAAATCAAATTCTGATATTTTGCATTTACTTCATCCAGAACCTTTCTGTACTCTTTTTTATGTTCAGCAAATAGGTCTGCAACTTCATCACTGATTGAATCTGATGTACTTTTGAATACATCCATCAGTGCTGTTCTGCTTGTGCTGAACCAATTGCCACTTTTTGACGGGTCTTTTCTACCGTACAAATCCATCAGGTGCATTTCTTCATGCAATGTGGTGTTTACCTGTCCGGCAAGATTTTCACCTTGTAATTTTGGAATAGTCAATTTTACATCAGCCAAATTCCCGGTCAATGTATATGTTGAAGTTGAAACAGCATGATTTTTACCGTGTGATATTTTGAACGGAATACCATTGTTTTCTATGGTTTCCAATTTTGCCATGCTATTATACAGGGCAACCACATTTGCATCTGCACCTTCCAACCCGTTTATATAGTCTACAAGTGCCTGTGTATTTTTCAATTCACCTTTTGCCTTGAAAGCATCCGGGAAATTGTCAATCTTTAATTCTTCCGCAACCTGTTTGACTTCTTCCTTTGCCTTAATTGTATCATCAGATGATGCTTCTTGCAAACCTGACTTGTCACCCTGAACAAAAGCCTTGTCCCATTCCTTATAGGTCATGTTACCCGGTACAAAGTAGGTCTTGCCAATTTCTTCATCCCGTGCAGCACGTTCACCAACAGCATCAAATTCATCATCAAAATATGGTACTGTGGTACTTCTGCAATGAACATGAAACGGCGGTGCAGTAACACCAACCTTCCATTCAGACATAGGGAAATGCTTGCCATCCATCCCCCGGCATATATCCGAAGTGTGGGAATCCAGTGTTGCCACTATTTCAAACTGTTCAACATCCAGTTTATCAAAACAATCCTTTTGTGCTACGGAACTGAAAAAGGCTTCTTCTGTCATAACCAACCGCCCGGCGTTGACCTTGGAAGTGTTCATCTTCCGTGCAAGTTCATCAATGGCTTTCTGTGGGTCTTTCCCCAGTATGATGTTCTGTGTCAATGTCTGATTCAGTTCATTGACCAACTTCTGACGGTTGCCCCATATCCTTTCACTGAAATTCTTACCGTCAACCGCCCAAGGTTTATTGATGACCTTGCTAATCTGCTTATCATCCAGTGTGGAAAAGTCCCAACCAACACCCACACCCTTCTGAATCTCATAGGCTGTGTGATAATAGCCTGACTTATAAACATCCCGCATTGTGCTGTCAATGGAATCAAGCTGATTTCCAAACATGACTTCAATGCTCTGTTGGGTCTGTAACTTCAAGGCTTCCAGTCTGCTGATATGGAATCTTGCAGATGCGTTTTCAAGTTGTTTTACCCAAGTACCGTTGATTGCATTTTCTTCACCGTACCTGATATAGTCCTGAATGTCCCATTTCAGTTCAGCAAGTTCCTTTGCCGTCAACATACGCTTTGCATCTGCAAGGGTTACCCCGTTGTTATCTGCAAAACGCTGATACCATGCAGCAATCTGACCTTCAAGGGTTTTCTGTGCCTGTCGGTACTGTTTTTCAATATCTGCATAACACTGAACCCCCTGTTGGTGTGCTGCCTGTTCAAGCAGTTCAAAACGCTTCTGCCAGTATTCTGAACTTTTCATCATTCATCACCGCCCTGACTTCCCTTTGCCGGGTCACCTTTATTGTCAGGGTCATCATCTGCACCGTCACCCTGTTGCTGTGTACCAAACGGGTCATACTGTGCAAGCATTTCTTTCTGTGCTTCTTCCTTCTGCTTTTTCAGGCGTTCCATTTCTGCCTGTGGGTCATCCACCCAAGGATGATTAGCAATGATTGTTTCATCAGAAATAAGACCCTGTGACTTGGTGCAGTTGTCAATGATTTCTGATTCATTCATCAGCATATCACGGTTGAATATCACATCAATGTCATTTTCCTGACCTTCAAAGTCACCCTGTCCTGAATTGGCAAGGTGACAGTTGACAAACCAAAGAATATCATCCATTGTTGCCTGTGCTTCTGATTCTGTATCATTGGCATCTGTATCAATGTCTGAATACATTGACTGAATGTTCATCTGATTAGGATTGCCGGAAAGTCTGTCATCCTTGGCATCATAACCCATTGCATTTTCAATCAGTGCTTTCTTGAAGATTTCCACAATAATCTTGTAGTTGTCTGCATTGACCGTGATTTCAAGGGTTTCAACCCCGCCTTTGGTGTCACCGTCATATCTGACTTTTACTGCACCATAGGTTGCAAGGTTCTTTCTGAACTCACCCAAATTAGTACCGTCATAGTTCTTCAACACCAAAATAGTGTTCCTTGCATCCTCTTGCATATTGTTTTCAAAGTCTGACAGCATCACATTGATACCGTCCTGTAAGGACTTGACCCTTTTAATCAGCGGTGTTTCCTGTTCATTGGCTTTCAATGGAATCAGGGGAACACGCTGCCAGTTGAACATTTGCACGTTTCCGGCTGCATCCGTCATTGTAACGTGCGGGAAATCAGCGGTGTCATTGTTCACAACATCAGGTATCAGTTTTGAACCGTCCAGTATGAACAGGTGAACACCCGTCAGATCATACAATTCAACCTTTTCAATGTACTTCCGTTGTGTTCCGTCATAGGCAACTGACACATACAGTCTGATGAAGAAATCCAGTTCAGTATGTTCAGAATCTTTCCAAAACGGCAAAATCTCATAAGCGGGGAAAAGCCTGAAAGCAAATTCACCCCGGTCATTGTAGTAAGGATATAACCAAGCAATACCGCCATTGTATGCAGCTTTGCCCGCACTCTTTAATGTTCGCATGAACTTCTTGTCAAATACCTTTTTCAGCAGTTCAACGTACTGTTCATTGTCACCATTTAATGTGAACGGCTTGCCGAACAGGTAATTGGCTTTCTGATTCACCATTTTTGCATACTGGTTATCAACAATGCGGTTGTTTGGTAAGTTCTCAACAACTTCAAGTTTGCCGTCCTCACCTATCATTGTACGTTTGCGGTGAATCACATCATGGTCACCGTCATAATACAGAAATCCCTTAATCTGCATCATCCTACGGGGTGAACATTTCCAAGCAAGGATTTCTTTTTCAAGAAATTCCAAGTCAGTCATGTGGGATTTTGCCCCTTCCAGTATGAAATTACTTAGTTTCAAAGTGATTGCATCCACAAAGGAACTGAACACTGTTCAATCACCCCTTTCATTGCATAATAAAATCAAAACCCCTGAAAACACTGCATTTTCAAGGGTTGTTGTTACTAATTTGTTTCTTTTATTCAAAAAGTAGTTATACAGGCATCATAGGCGGTCACCTGTTGCAACCGCCCCGGAGTAAGCATTTGACAACCGTTTCCTACCGTCCAAAAAGAACGGTTGCTGATGCCGTGTATTCTACCCGGTAATTGCTTAGTCAAAACTGAAAGCATCACCCTTCACAATAGATTCAACTGCATAACGCATTGCATCCATCAGATGATTGAAGTCATCAATAGGACGGTTCAGTTTCTTGCCTGTCTTGGTATCCTTGTCCCATTGATAGTTGCTGATCTCTGTGATGAAATTCACGCATCTTGGGTGAATGATAATGTGATAGTCCTGAATGAAGTCAATTCCGTTGTTGATGCTGTCCTTGCCCTTCCTTGCTTTCCTGATTCCTTTCAGACCCAGTTCACGCAAGCGGTCAATGCTCTTTGGTTCTGCTGAATCGGCTGTGATTTTCTCTTTCACATATCCCATCCGCTGAACCTGTTCGGCAATGGCTTCATTACTCATACCCGGCTGATACATTTCATCAAAGACCCAAATAGTCTTACTTGACTGATCTATCAGACCACAAAACAGTGCTGACGGGTCATTTGTATAACCAAAGTCAAGACCGAATACAGACTTGACCCCGGCAATCTTCTTGACTTCATCAACACTGAACGCCTTTTCTTCCCAATTTTCATAGACAAGACCGTCTACAATACCCCAATCACCAAGACCCGCTACTTTGTAACGCCTTGGGTTCTGCTTCCGCATGGTTTCAAAGACTTTTAAGTCTGCCTTATCCAACCATTCATTGCACTTGTAATTGGTGGTCATTGCAAGGACTTCATCATCAGGGGTATCAAAAAACCGCTTCTTTATCCAGTGATGTTCATTCCACGGGTTCAGTGTAAGGGTTATTTGCTTGAACAGTCCTGAACCGTCAGGAACAGCACCACGGATTGATTCATCAAGCATATTGAAATCATCTTCTGAACTGATTTCATACGCTTCTTCAATCCACATCCAACACAAACAACCAATATCAACGGTTATTGATGTAACTTTCAAGGGGTCATCCAGTCCCCTGAAATAAATCTTTTGACCTGTTGGTTTATAGGTCATTTCAAGTGGTGATTCTTTGATTTCCCAAAAGGCATCAACGCCAAGGCGGTGAATCGCCCACTTCAATTCTGTGAAACAGGAATCTTTCAGAGTTCTGAAAGTCTTTCTGACCACAAGGGTATTTGCCTGTGGGTACTTCATCATATTGGTGATGTACCAAAGTGCAGTTGTTTTTGATTTCTTGGATGCACGGCTGCCCTTACATACCCTATATCTACCTTTCCAACGCCAAAAAGTACCGTAACCCTTACCAACCAGTTCAGGCAACTGTACTTTCTTCTTGCCGGACTTAGTAACCTTGTAATCTTCCGGGTACAGGATAAACTTCTGATACCCAAAAACATACTGTGAAGAAATGCGGTTCTTTACCATAGGCAATCACCGCCTAATCTTCAAGGGCATCTTCACCTGTGATAACAATAGGCTGCGTGATGTTCACATCCAGTTTGTCATTCCACATACCCAAGTGTTTACCAAGTAATTCAAGTGCTTTCAGCTTTGGTGAAATCTTTACTTCCCTTTCAACACTTGACCCGGTTTCTGATTCAGACTGTTTATATTTCACGGATTCAATACAGGCAAGGTCATCTTCTGATGCACCGTCTTTTATTCTTCCGTGACTGTCAACAAGGTCTGTCATCTTCACAAAAGCAATGCGGGCAAGTTCTAAAACAACCCTGTCCTGATTGATTCCTGTTCTTTTGCTGCGTTCTGCCATTGCAACACTAATTGCCTGTTGAACCTTGACATTTGCCAACATCCTTGAACCTTGCTGATCTGCTGTTTTTGCCGAATAACCCGCACGAATGGCTGCTTGTGTTGCATTAAGGTCAATCAGGTATTCATCAACAAAACGCTGCTGTTTTTCAGTTAATTTTGCCGTTTTTGCCATTCAACAACACCCCTTTCATGTATTTTTGCAATAAAAAATCCCTGAAACAGAAACATTTCAGGGTGCAAATATCGGCATAAACAAAAAGGAACTGTGAAAAAACAACCGCTTCTTCACAATTCCCATCTTGTCAAGATACACTGTATCATTAGAATCAAGAATACACAATATACTTGAAACAACAAAATCTATCATAAAACGCTTTTTTTGTTGTTTCAAGTGACAGTAAGTACACATTAAGTCAAGTAATGCAGATTATCATAGATTTCTTCAAACCTTGTCAGTGCTGCACTATGAAGATTTCTGACATACTGATATGACATACCCATTTCACCTGATGCAACTTTCAGGGTCTTGAACTGAACATACACTTTGAATAATACCTGTGAATACCTTGCATCATGTAAACCCCTTATCTGCTTGATGATCTGTTCCTTGGCATCTGAAAAACTATCAATTTCCCTGTTTATCTGTTCATTGAAATCAACATAGTTTGTGACTGCCTTGCATAAACTGTCACCTGACGGACTTGTCTGCACTCTTTCAGCAGAATAATCAATACCGCCCGTGCTGCAAGCATTGGTTTTCATATCTTCAAGGCGTTCTAAGTCCTGATTGATATTGGTATCAAGTTCCTGTAACTGTGTCAAATACTGCCGTGCAGTCAATTTTTTATTATTCATCACTTTCACCTATCCTTTCTTGGTATCGGTTAGGTAACGGTTAAAAATTAGCAAAAAATGCCTTGAAAGCCTTGTAAATACTGACGGTAACGGTTGGTAACGGTAACGGTTAAATCCTTATACTATATATTTTTACTTTTTAT